TGCCTCTCCTTTATAATTTGATGAAAAATCCTGAAAAGGAATACATCCACTGGCCGAATAGGACACCAATCATTGACAATCAAATTGACAAGATCACCGCGATCACGAGATATTATGAACGAGTATGAACATGCTCCTCAAAAACCAAAATTCTTTACGCAACCAGTAGCAACTGCAGTAACATTTTATCTGTGCGGTGAGATCAAACCAGCAGAAGAATATGTTGAATGGTTTCAAATCCTGCGAGCAGCAGGTGAAACTGACATTATCTACATTCGTATTAACAGTGAAGGCGGCGACCTGTTCTCTGCTATGCAGTTGGTTCGCGCAATTCAAGAATCAAATGCAACAATCGTATGTTCGGTTGAGGGTATCTGTATGAGTGCTGCCACTCTGGTTTTCCTCAGCGGCGATCGCTACGAACTGTCTGACCATACCATGTTCATGTTCCATAACTACTCGAGTGGAACTATTGGTAAGGGTGGTGAGATGTATGACCAGATTACGCACTTCCGTTCTTGGTCAGAGAAACTGTTCACCTCTTTCTATAAGGACTTCCTGACAACCGACGAAATCAAGTCGATGCTTGATAACAAGGACATCTGGTTGGACGCCGAGGAAGTTGCAAAGCGACTCGAGAATCGGGTGAAGGTGCAAGAAGAACCTTCTGGGGATGAAACTCCGAAGAAAAAAACGAGAAAGAAAATCCAAGAACAATAAATAGGCTTGACTTTTTACTAAAACTCAGGTATATTGATTGCATGATTGGATTTAAAGAATATATTGCCGAACGCGAAGAGGGTTCTGGTCTAACCATATGGGATATCGACGAGACCCTCTTCAACACAAAAGCACTGGTCTATGTGATGAAAGGTCCAGATGTTGTTCGCAAACTGACCAATCAAGAGTTTAACACATATAAACTTGACGCTGGTGAGACCTTCGACTTTCGCGAGTTTAAGGACGCCAAGCATTTCCGCGATACTTCTGAACCCATCGCGAAGGCAATCCAAAAGTTGATTGCGATTCACAAGAACGTCAAGGCAAAGGGTAGTAAGATGATTGTCATCACTGCTCGCTCAGACTTTGACGACCGTGACATTTTCCTAGACACTTTCCGGAAGCAAGGTATCGACATTGACGATATCCACGTTCATCGTTCTGGTAATCTTAATGCTCCGAACTCTGCCGCTGGTAAGAAAATTTATATCAAACAATATCTCGATACGGGTAAGTATGCTCGTGTTCGTCTGTTTGACGATGCGATTTCAAATCTTGAAATGTTCAAGGGATTAGCAAAAGAATATCCCAACGTTTCCTTTGAAGCATATCTTGCGCATCATGATGGAACTATGACTCGCTTTTAAGGCTTGACATTTTTCCTGTTTCGAGTTAGAATGTAACAATAGAAGGAGAAAGTTATGATTAAGAATATCGTTTCTGGTTTGATTGCTGTTGCTGTTCTTGCCACGCCTGTTGCTGCGGAAGCACGCCATCGTGATGGCGAACGTGGTAGAAACCATCGTGGTCTGAACACTGGCGAGGCAATTGCTCTTGGTGTTGGTGCATTTATCCTCGGTGCTGCTGTAAATGGTAATCGTCGAGAAGACCGCACTCGTCAAGAAGATCGTCAAGTTGAGCGCGAAGTCTATGAGCGCGAATATGAGTATCACTATCGTCGCCAATGTTATGACGCAATCCAAACACGCTACGACTACTATGGTCGTCCATATTATCAGCGAGTGACACGTTGTAACTGATAGGAATTTTTCGTTATGGTGCAAGTTCTGTTTTTGGCGACCATAATCCTACTGTTTTTGTATGTCCTATCGTCGTTGGTCGCCTTCGTCCTAACCAATATCATTCCAATCCTGATTGTCGGAGGAATAATTTATTATTTTTATCGTAAACGGGCTTGACATTTCTGCTAAAATAGGGTAGAGTGTATATATTGATTATGAATGAGGTGCTGTTATGAATACGAACCAAAAATCTACGCTCGCTCGGTTGCTTGCCACTGAGAACCTTCGCGTCGAACACCAGCAGGTGCAGACTGCTGCCTTCGATCTCAAGAACCGCACTCTCATCCTCCCGATCTGGAAGGATATGTCGAACGATCTTTATGACCTGCTTATTGGTCATGAAGTTGGTCACGCACTCTATACTCCTGCCAAGGGTTGGCATGGTGAGATCGATGCTCGTGGTATGGGTATCAAGTCGTACCTAAACATCCTTGAAGATGCTCGTATCGAGCGTATGATCAAGGACAAGTTTCCTGGTATCCGCAAGAACTTCTTCGCTGGTTATCAGGAACTGTTTGGTAAAAACTTCTTCGGCGTGAAGGATCGCGATCTTAGCACTCTCCGTTTCATTGACCGTATCAATCTTCACTACAAGGTTGGTCCTTTCCTGAACGTTCAGTTCTCGAATGACGAACAACCATATATCGCTCGCATCGATGCAATGAAGACTTGGGAAGATGTTGCTGCTCTCGCTGCCGAACTCTACGAACTCGCGAAGTCTGAACCTGAACCTGAGTTTGACCTTGACGATCTGATGGATGCTCTGTCGGGTGTTATGGAAGACGGTGACGACGATGGCGATGGTCAGGGTGAACCTGTCAACGTTAAAGTTTCTACTCCTTCCTCTTCGGATGCTCAGCAGAGCGATGACAAGTCTGACGATGCTGCCGATGACAACGATGACAACGATGACAAGGGTGAAGGTAAATCTCCTGCCTCTGCTGGCGAAAAGAAGTCGGATGATGATGCTGACTCCGATGGTGCTGGTGATGACTCGCAGGGTGAAAAGCAAAAAGGTTCTTCGACGACTGCTGCCGAACCGACCTACAGCGATGACCCTGCTGGCATCACTGACCAGTTCTTCCGTCAGATGGAAGATACCTTCATCGATAGCGAATCGCGTCCATATGAATATGGTGTTCTGCGTGAAGTAGATCCCCGTAACTATGTGGTTCCGATGAATTGGTTGCTTGACAATATGGCACCGACCGTTCACAAGGATCAGTGGACGCACGAGCAACTCGACTCTGTTGCTGTAGCAAACGACCTGTTCGTTCAGTTCCGCGATAAGAACCAGAAGTATATCAACCTGATGGTTCAGGAATTCGAAATGAAGCGTAAGGCGTCGCAGTTTGCTCGTGCTTCGATCTCTAAAACTGGTCGTCTTGACGTCGATCGCGTTTGGGCACACAAGATCAGCGAAGATCTGTTTGCTCGTAACACGGTTGTTCCTGATGGTAAGAACCATGGTATGCTTCTGTTCCTCGACATGTCTGGTTCTATGTCTGGTAACATGAAGGGATCAATTGAACAGTTGGTTACGCTGATGATGTTCTGCCGTAAGGTTCGTATCCCGTTCGAAGTTTATGGTTTCACGAACAACAACATGGTATCTGCCACGTATCCTAATGCCATTAAGATGATTGATAATCGTCAGGCATCGAATGATGATCGCAGCATTGATGTTTCTCGTAACGGATTCTTCCTTCTGCAGTTTATGAGCAGCAACTGCTCTGCTGGTATGTTTAACCAGATGATTCGCAATCTGTTGATGTGTGCTGAGGCATTTGAAACTCGTCGTCGCTACCAAACTCGCAATACCTATCGTCTGCCTGATTTCATGGGTCTTGCGTCGACTCCTCTCGAGGAATCGATTGTTCTTGCTCGTTCGATTGCTGAACAGTTCCGTAACAAGCATCGCGTTGAAGTTCTCAGCACTGTGTTTGTGACTGATGGTGACGGTGATGACAATGTTACGGTTGGTGGTAAGTATTCCCGTTGGTCGGCACGCAACCTGACTATTTCGGATGCTAAGACTGGTGCTAATGTTACTGTCAAGTATCATGATGACCAGCGTAACCAGATGCAGGAAGCACTGCTCGAACTCTATCGCAAGGCGACTGGTTCGCGCACCATGAATTTCTTCATCGTGGATTACAATGCAAAGTATTTTGCCCAGCGTCTTTACAAGTCTGCTGATTTCTCCACCAAGTGGAAGGAAGAATGGAGCAAGGGTAAGTATTTTCATGTCACCAAGTCTGGTGGTTATGATGATCGCTTCCTCGTTCCTGGTGGTAAGGAACTCGGTATTGATGCTGATGTTCTGGATACAGATGCGACTGATGCTAAGGAACTGACCAAGGCATTCAAGAAGTTCCAGAACAAAAAGCAAACCAATCGCGTACTGCTCGGAAAAATGATTCGGGCAGTTGCTTAAAATTATTTTACCTCGAAACGAAAAAAGTGCTTGACATTTCTCTCGTTTCGAGGTAGAGTGGAATATTGATGATGATGGAGTGATGATGATGACTATTGACCGTGAAACCTTGATTAATTACCTTTCCGCCAACAACACCAACAACGGTGTTTTCCGCAAGCGCGAGGTCGTTGCTGCTGCCGACAGTCTCGGCATGAAGTATCCTGGTTGGATTTTCCAGCGTGATCGTATGATCAAGCGTGGTTCTTATGACCTGTCGCCGTTGATGGCAAACGTCTCTGCTGTCCCTGTCGCAGCGACTGCCCCCAAGATGGTTATTCAACCCAAGTTGCAGACCACTGTTGAGAACCTCGTTCCCTCGGTCGACCAGACCTATGTTCCGTTCGGTTTCTATCGTGACCTGACCAAGATTGTCAAGTCTGCTGTTTTCTATCCGACGTTTATCTCTGGTCTGTCTGGTAACGGTAAGACCACGATGATTGAGCAGGTTTGCGCTAAGTTGAAGCGCGAATGCATGCGTGTTAATATCTCGATTGAAACTGACGAAGACGATCTGATTGGTGGCAACACCCTCGTCGACGGTAACGTTGTTTATCGCGAAGGTCCAGTTCTCACTGCTATGAAGCGTGGTGCGATCCTTATCCTTGACGAAATCGACCGTGGTTCGAACAAGATGATGTGCCTTCAGGCGATCCTTGAAGGTAAACCATACTTCAACAAGAAGACTGGTGAGACCATCTATCCGAAGTCTGGTTTCAACGTTATCGCTACAGCGAACACCAAGGGTCGTGGTTCTGATGATGGTAAGTTTATGTCTGCCCAGATCCTCGATGATGCATTCCTTGAGCGTTTCGCCATCACTGTTGAGCAGGAATATCCTTCGCTCAAGATTGAGAAGCAGATTATTCTGAACAAGATGGAGAAGGCGAACAAGATCGACGACGAGTTCGCCGATAAGTTGGTCACTTGGGCGGATATTATCCGTAAGACCTTCTATGATGGTGGCGTTGAAGAACTGGTCTCGACTCGTCGTCTTGAGCACATCGTCAATGCCTATGCCATGTTTGGTTCGCGTTCGAAGGCAATCGAACTTTGCGTCAATCGCTTCGACAGCGATACGAAGTCTGCCTTCCTCGATCTTTACAACAAGGTTGATGCTGGTGAAGATAAGACTACCAGCAATGATGAATCTTACTTCAACCATATGAATGAAGAAGTCCCGTTCTAAGGAGAAACTATGACAATTAAATACAAATACAATGAGGGTGATCTGCTTCGGCAGATCACCGACTACGTGAATTCCACATACGATGAGCACTACTCGCAGAATAAGTTTCAGGCAACTGAATTCATTATCGATGGTGGTCACGGTGAAGGGTTTACCATTGGCAACATCATGAAGTATGCCCAGAGGTATGGTCACAAGGGAACACCAAAAGACTGGCGTAAGGATCTCATGAAGGTTATCCATTATGCCATCATCGCGATGTATGTTCACGATAAGGAATATACTGAGGCAGTTGACGATGAAGACGATCTTTATCGTTTGAACACGGTAACATTTTCAGCACCAGAACTTGGTGGAACTATTACTCTCAATACAGAACATGCAGCATTTCCTGATTGGGGTCAACATAACATGGGGAACAGTTCTCTATTGACTTCTCTCGATATTCCAGGTATAATCGATTTATCTGGTGATAAAACCAAGAAAACGAAAAAGAAAAAGGACTAATATATTATGAAGATTTCAAATGACACCCTCGCAGTTCTTAAGAACTTTGCATCGATCAATACGAATATCGTCGTTCGCGAAGGTTCAGTTCTTGCGACGGTAAGTGAAGGTAAGAATATTCTTACTCTCGCAACAGTTGCAGAATCATTCCCTCGTGAATTCGCAGTGTATGATCTGAACAACTTGCTTGCTCTTCTGAGTATCTGGGATGATCACGACATTGAGTTCGAAGAAGCGAGCATGTTCCTGCGTAAAGATGGTCAGGAGTTTGAGTATGGTTACGCTGATCCCTCGGTAGTTACTGCTGCTCCATATAAGTCTCTTGAGATTGACCCGTTCTTTACGTTCACTCTTACTGCTGCTGATGTTAGCATGGTTCAGAAGGCATCGTCGATTCTTTCTGCTCCGACTATGAGTGTTGTTTCTAAGGATGGTAAGATTACACTTTCTGTAAGCGATCCTTCTAATCCTCGTGCTAATGCATATCGTAAGGAATTGTCTACATCTTCAGACGTAGGTGACTTTGATGCTCGACTAAAGGTTGAAAATCTCAAGGTAATTCCTGACTCGTATGAAGTTTCGATTGGTCGTAAGAAGGCAATGCATCTTAAGAATACTTCGAAGCAACTCGAGTACTGGTTGGCGCTTGAACCTGCGTCTGTCGTGTAATGGAGAATATCATGAATAAGTTGGAAATTTCATTTAATTCTCGAACTCCATATAATGATGATGAAACAGATTCTCGATCATCGACGATTGACTTCACGACTAACAGTCTTGGAGAAGTAGTTCGCCAGTTTAATAAATTTCTTTTACTAAATGATTTTGATGCACAAGTGGAGATTAAGTGTGGTTGAGACTGTAACAATTGATTATGGTGACTGGCAGGATGACTTAGAACTTCCTGCCTATGTTCCTGTTGTTGAATTTAAGACTCGTGTTCGTGATGAGTCGATTGATGGACCAAATCCTTTTCGGTGGGAGACTCTGACTTCCTATGATTATTTTGGTGGTAAGCGTGTAGTGTTGTTCTCACTTCCTGGTGCGTTCACTCCTACCTGCTCGACGTATCAACTTCCTGGATTCGAAGCAGACTTCCAGAAGTTTCAGGCATGCGGGATCGATGAGATCTATTGTGCGTCAGTCAATGATGCCTTTGTCATGAATTGTTGGGCGAAGGATCAAGGTGTCGAAAATGTTCAGATGATTCCTGATGGTTCTGGAAATTTCACATCTCGCATGCAGATGCTTGTCGAAAAGGATAATCTTGGATTTGGTTATCGTTCTTGGCGATACGCTGTTGTTGTCAACAATGGTAAGATCGAGAAGTGGTTCATCGAACCTGGAATGACTGCGAATGCAGAGGAAGATCCTTACGGCGAAACATCACCTGAGAATATCCTTGATTGGTTGCGCAACAACTAATAGAGATGGTGCCTTGGCCGCCACAAGATGCCAGCGTATACAGTGCACCTTCGGGTGATAGCGGTCGATACGAAAAGGCGACGCCGGAACTCGTAACCGGCCTTACTTTATGATGGAGATATATTATGAGTCGTGAACAGTTTCTGTGGGTAGAGAAGTATCGTCCTCGTAAGTTGGATGAGTGTATTCTTCCCGAAGAACAACTTAAAACTTTCAAGCAGTTTGTTGAATCGGGTGAGATTCCAAACATGCTTCTGTGTGGTTCTGCTGGTGTAGGTAAGACCACTATCGCCCGAGCAATTTGCGAACAACTTGAGTGTGATTATATTATCATCAACGGTTCTGAAGAAAATGGTATCGATGTTCTTCGTAACAAGATTAAAGATTTTGCTTCTACGGTTTCGTTTGGTGGTAAAACTAAGGTCGTAATCCTAGACGAAGCAGATTATCTTACTCCAAATATTCAGGCAGGTCTTCGCGCTTTCATCGAAGAGTATTCTGACAACTGTCGGTTTATCTTTACCTGCAATCTTAAGAATCGAATTATTGCACCACTACACAGTCGAACTGCAGTAATCGAATTTAAATTGAGCAAGGCAGATCGTCCGAAGATGGCAGGTCGTTTTATGAAACGTCTCGCTGACATCTTGACTACAGAAAATGTGGAGTATGATGAGAAGGTTGTCGCTGAAGTTCTCAAGAAGCACTTCCCCGATTATCGTCGTGTTCTAAACGAACTCCAACGGTATAGCACATCAGGTAATATTGATGCTGGCATCCTTGGTGTTGTTCAGGAAATTAACCTTCGCGAACTGATCAATGCCATGAAGCAAAAAGACTTCAAGAATGTGCGACAGTGGGTTGCTGATAATCTTGATAATGATCCAAACATGATCATTCGTAAGATTTATGATGTCATGGTCGATGAAGTAAAGACTGTTCCCCAGTTGATCATTCTTCTTGCTGACTATCAGTATAAGGCAGCGTTCGTTGCTAACCAAGAGATTAATTTGGTCGCATGTCTGACGGAAATTATGGCAGCGATGGAGTGGAAATAGTGGAAGGTGTTCTCGATGGATTGGGAGATCCAAAGAAAACATATTCTGCAGAAGATTTCCTAGAAAAAGCAAAGAAACTTACACCGTTTGAATTCATCAATGACATCAATTCGAGTAAGAAGAATCTAATCGTAGACGACATTACGGAGAAACAATACAACGCATTTATGATTAATAAGGGACTGTCGTTCGATCGAGAAACTATTATTCTCGCGAACGAGATGAACAGTCGCCACCACCTTGATAATGCTCTTCAAAATACATTTCTTATAAATACTATACGTGCCAAGAAACGCTATAATAAGTGGGTCAAAGCCGAAGAAAACGATGAATTAGAGATGATCAAAGAGTATTATGGTTATAGCAATGAAAAGGCTCGCCAAGCACTCACAATTCTCTCTCAAGAACAAAAACAATACATAAAAGAGAAATTGTATAAAGGTGGTAATAAATGAGTGATGATTTTTTCGACATTGATTTTCCTGGGTACGCACCCCTGGAAGTCACTCTTAAGAATCCAGACGATTTTCTGAAGGTTCGTGAAACACTTTCGCGTATCGGTGTTGCTTCCCGCAAAGAAAAGACTCTGTTCCAGTCGTGTCATATTCTGCATAAACAAGGCAGATATTTTATTGTGCACTTCAAGGAACTGTTTGCGCTTGACGGTAAGGACGCTGACTTCAGTGATAATGATCTGGAACGTAGAAACACAATAGCAAAACTCCTGTCTGATTGGGGATTGATTGACGTCAAGAACTCCGAAATCCATGAGAATTGTGCACCATTAAATCAAATTAAGATCATTGCATATAAAGAAAAGAATGAGTGGGAACTCGTTCAAAAATATAACATTGGTCGTAAAAAATAATTGACTTTAGTCTAATTTTATAGTATAAATAGAGGGTGGAGTGCTTCGGACTCCACTCTTTTTTTAATCTCGCTTTAAGGAGAAACTATTATGAAATTTGATACATCAAGTCTTCCGCATATGGACCGTTATTTCGTTGGCGCCGATCGCGTCATGAAGAAATTGGCCGACATTGCTGACCAGTCAGTCCATCTTGCGACTAAGTATCCCCCATACAATATCAAGAAGGTAGACGAAGATCGCTACGTCATCGAAATGGCAGTCGCTGGTTTTGGTAAGACCGATCTAGATATCGAACTTCAAGAAGGCAAGTTAAAGATTAAAGGAAACGTCAAGTCTGACGAAGGTTCTGAATATCTTTACAAGGGAATTGCCGAGCGTGGTTTCACACGCGAATTTACTCTTGCCGACAACGTCGAGGTCAAGAGTTCTTCTCTGGTTAATGGTATGCTAAAGGTTTGGCTTGAAGCATTCACACCAGAAGAAAAGAAACCAAAGAAGATTGACATTACTGACTCTGATGCAGAAACAAGTGGTGCAGAATCGACCGCAGAATTTCTCGCAGAACAAAAGGAAAAGTAATGTTTAATCATAAGTATGTTATACCAGTTTCTCGTGCTGGCCATATCGTCATAGCAAGTTTGCTGATGATTATGGGT